AAGCTCGCGCGCAAAACGGCAAGCCGCGCGCATCGGCCCCATAGTATGCGAACTCGAAGGGCCGACGCCGATTTTGTACAGATCGAACAGGCTCGTAGTCACGCTTGGATTGTAGCGCGGATCGAGAGACCTAGTCTGGCGGCGTTCCGTGCGCCTTGCGCATTCCAACGTTCATGCAGAGACGGGCAAAACAGAGAACCTCCATACGATCCGCACGCCTTTAGCCTGCTTCGAGACCAACTGTAGCTGCAGCCGCTTCGTTAGACCACATGCAGCCGCTTCGCTGGACTGGTTGCCACCAAGGGTGCTCCAAAACGCCGGCGTGAGTTTACTAGATTGCCAACAGCCGCCACCTATCCCCTCTACCATCATCACAATCCAACGGACACCCATGCCGCACCGGCTACCCCAGGCGATCCTGAGAGCTGCGCGATCACCGCATATTCTCCGATTGCTACCGGCGTAAAAATACCGCCCGACGTCACAAAGCCCAACGTCGAATTGCCTCCCGCAATACCGTTTACCAACCAGTCCACCCCGGAGGTTTCAGCGCCATCTAAATAGGCCGTAAAGCCAACCGCTGCACCCACAGGTACCGATACTGACAGCGGCGAAACCACGATGTGACCAATCGCCGCGCCGCCTGTTCCGGTACCGCTTCCCACAATTACAGTCGATGTTCCGAAGGCAGCAATATTTTCCGTGCTTACCGCCTTGATGACATGAGTTCCGGAGTCTGCCGGCGCGGTATAAAGCCCCGTATCGTCGATAGTTCCGACAGTCCCATTCCCCCCATCAACGCCGTCCACACTCCAGGTCACGGTGGTCGTCGAGGTGCCACCGACATAAGCCGAATATTGCTGGATGCCGCTCAGTGCCAAGCTGATCGCAGCAGGTGACACTGTGACGGTGATTCCACCAGGCGAAACCGACACCGTTCCGGTGGGCTCGTAGAACAGTGCAAACACGTCGGCCGTGCCGGGCCAGACATTGCCTTCGCCATCCTCAAAGACCATATTCACGGCTAGCGAGCTATCAACATAACAGGCACCGATTCCATGCGCGTGGTGGCCGTTGTCAGGGTAATCCCAACCATGCGACCCGGCGATAATCTGAAGGGAGTCCCCAGCACCTGCCTGAGTTGGCAGCGCAAAGGTCGATCCGTTCGCCATATTGGTGCCGAGGCCCACACCCAAAGTAAAGCCATCGGAATTAGCGTAGGTCATCCACTGTTCACCATCGACAGTCTGGGTCGCAACTTCGCCCGAGTTATTCTTCCAGGCAAAGATGAGCACCGAGGCATTTCCATGCCACACGTTACCCTCGCCATCCTTATAAGAAAGGTTGACGACGTTACTTTCATCCACGTAGGCACCCACCCAGTGAGCATCGTTGTCTCCATCCGGATTGCCATCGTGCGGATAGGCGACGGCAAACATCTGAGATGAGACGAAGCCCGTGGGCAGTTCAACAGCGGTGCCGTGCGCCACGATGCCCTTGCCGAAGCAAATCTCCTCGCCGCCAGCGAGCGTGAAAACTTCAAATTCAAATGCGCCGGCCGAAGCGGCCGCAGCCGACCCGGAGCCGCCCAACCACGTCGCGCAAGCAAAGTTCATATCCCCGTGCCAGATGTTATCCCCGTCAAAATAGTCAAGTGTGCAGAACCGATTCTCATCCACCTCGCAGAGCTGGATGATCTGCATCGGGCTATCACCCTCGACATAGCCCTGCGGACCGACCCAATCAAGTACATTCGATGGACTGAATCCGGTGGATGGAAGATCAAAGGTATTGCCGCTGGTGACCGATCCAGTTAGAAAGGCGAGCTGTCCATCGTCCGCAAGCGCGATCGCCGTGAAGCTGCCGTTATTTCCTGGGTCACTGCCCGGCACGTTTGACCAACTGGCCGCCGCAGGATCGGACACGTCATAGGCATCCGATGGAAGATATGGTCCGAGCGTCAGTTCCAGCTCACCGCCATCAGCATCCGCGGTCAATTGGATGCTTCCTCCGCTCGCAGATGCCGTCGCGTTGTAGGGCTTGCGGGCAATGTCACTCACCGTGTAATCGCCCGCGTAGGCATAGTTGGCAGTGTTATCCAGCGTTACCCTGTCACCGCACTGAATCTGGGCAGCCACAGCGCCCGACCCGGCCGCATCGCGCGCAAACAGCGCAGCCTTCAGTGTGACAGCCCGCGGCGTCACATAGGGCGACACGTCCGAGCCAAGCGCGAGGTCGCGCTCAAAGGTGGTGATTCTGTAGACCTGGTCAAATGTCGAAGTGGAGTAATCATATTCGACGCGGAATCGATTTCTCTGCCTGGGAAGCCCCACGCCAACGGCGCCGCGGGCATATTGATTATTTTGGTGATCGAATTGCGGAGCACGCTCCTTGAGGCGCGAATAAAGCAGCCCCATCGATCCACCGGAGCCAACTGCAGACGGGTAGTTCGATCCTTTCGACGTGAGTGTAAGCGTGGTCACCGTGTCGAGTTCATCGTCGTCGTCGGTGTCCGGAACGGTGGCCACGATCCAAGTGCCGTCGTAGATTGTGCCCGTCCCCCCTATCGCAACAAAGTCTCCCTGGTTAAACGGATGCGGCGCTTCCGTGGTCACCTCCGGATTCTGATGATCGGAGCAAGCGATGGATGCAATAGTCGCCCCTGTCGGAATCAGCAGATCCCTGAACTTGCCCACATAGCAGTTAGGCGCACCGCTCACGGCTTTATCGCTGGGGCACGGCGAACCAGGCAGGGTATTGTTACGCGAGAAGGTAAACACAGATGCGCGCGTCTGATCTGGAACCAGAGAAATTTTTCCAGCATACTCGCGCATGAAGCTCCGGCAGCATTTCAGCATTTGTTCTAGAATTGCGGCCAAAGTAGTGGTCTGCGAAAAAGCGTAGACGCCCTCAAATCTGCGCCGGCCATTCAATAGAAAACCATCAAAATATTGAGCTGCCGAGTAGATCGCTCCCCAGTCAAAGCGGTTTTGAGCGGCCGCGCTTATCTGGTCGATGCCGGCATTCAAATCGATGTTGTACTCGGGGAATATCTTCTTCCGCAGAATCGCGTCCACGAAGTGCCACGCAGGGTTTGTGGAATAAGCGTAGGCCGTCTGGTTCCCCTCGTCATCGAACAGCCTCACCCGCGTCGACCTCCACAACCCGATGGGATTGATATCGGCCCATTGCGTAGGGTCATCCTGGTGCGTGTTGGTCTGATTTTGAATCGGCTGCTTGCGCATAATTGCGTAGTAGGCAATGCGGCTCAGCGCCAGCGGAGTAACCGCAGTGGGAAACTGAGAGAAGAACGAATCGACGCCCTGATCGGGACCGACCGAAGACGGGTTCAGACCCGCGCCGATTGTGGCATCCGCCCCGCGGTGAAAATGAAACTGGGTCAGATCGTCGAATTCGCTCGTCCAAACAAGATTGTCGTTGATCCAGAGTTCATGGCAGCCATCCCACTCACCCTCGCCGAGCAGCCACAAACCCACGCGTGTGTAGTCCAGATTGTCGTTGCCGGTGTTCTGCAGCTCGTAATAATCGAGTCGCTTGCCCGTGACCCAGACCGGACCATAGCAAAGCGGCACGGCCGCATTTGTGGTAGTGCTTGAGTCAACGGCGACGGTAGTTGAGCTGTTGGGCATATTAGAACTGTCTGATCCTGTTCACAACGTTCGTGGCCACATTCGCAGTAGCCTCTCCGAAGTTCTTCTCGTAGCTGTTGATGGTGACGAAGATGCGCTCGATCACCTGGCAGGTGGGATAGCTCTGTGAGCATGGCGTCAACGCGGTCGACCCACACTGGACGCTGCCCCAGCGCCACTGGCAAATTTCGCTGTAAACATAAGATGGAGCAACATCGGTGGATGGATTTGTAAGCTGCTTGCAGTTTAGCTTCACGGTCTCCGGGTCACTGTCGTCAATGCTGAGAGTGCCATGCACTTCAAGCGTCGCCTCCATCGCATCGCCTTGCCACTCACGGTAGACAAACTGCGCACCCTCAAGAGCGCTGGCGCGAACGATCTTTTCAAAATCGCGCTGCAGCGTGTCGCCGCTCAGGTTCTGCATCTCAATTGCACCCATATCGGTTTGCATCGAGCGATAGAACGTCCAGTTAGGCACGCTCAATATCCACGGCAGATAGGCCACCGTTGCGCCGGCGAACCCCTGTACACACGGCGCCGACATCTTACGGTTGGCCCAGTAATAGAAGTTCCCGTTGCAGTCCTCGACATCGAGCAGATGCGCCGGGGCAATCCCAGTCTTGGCTCCAATGACTCCCTGCAGGGTCGGCGAGTAAGGAATCATCGCATCACTCTCAATCCGGCCCAGCCTATAGCGAAGCCCGTGGCGTCGGCATTTTTTGTGCCATCCACGACGGCCATCACGCGATGAATATCCAGCGGCACTGCAGTCTTGGACACCACAAATTGCGGCCCCTCATTCGCGGCTGCGTAGCAGTCCGCCGTCTCCAGTAGCGTGCCGTCCAGGTAGATATCCGCCTTCCCAAGGCCAGGGCCTTTCAGAAGTGAGAGTTTGAAGCCGTATCCTCTGTATTCAAATTGCGCCCAGTCGCCGGCTACGGTTCCAGGGTTGTCCATCGTGGTGATGTTCGAGGTTCCAAACGCGTGCACCGTCTTGGTCCACGCGCCGCTCACTGCGAGCTTCTGATCGCCGAAGTCATTGAACGGGTAGTGCCAGATGGCGTCAGCATCCCAGCCGTTGGGGGCTTGGACCGAGTTGCACTGGGGAATCTCGGTGAACTCGACCATCTGCACATCCCAGCTATTGTTCTTGGTCAACACCGGCGCTACATCGCTGGTAAAGCGGCCCACATAATGGCGGCCGTTATCGTCCCAGTCGATGATGGTGAAGAAGCCGTCCTCGTATTGCTCCTGGTAGTACTTCAGGCGCTTGGCGCATGCGAGCGTGCGCCCCATCCATGAGAGCGTGAAGACGTGGCCGGCGTTGCTCAATTCGCGCGAGTAGGGCTGGCCGCCTGCAGGCTTCTTATTGCTGCGGGTGTTGGCGCGTTTCCGCGTAAATCCAAAGCTCGGGTTCATGCTGTCGCCGAGGTCTGGATCCCAACCCTGGATGGGATTGAGGATGTCTGTCTCAGGCATCGGCCAACCCTCCATAGCTTCCGTAGCTCGAATTCAGGACGCGGCGAATGTGGTGCATGTTGTCGTTAAAGAATTGCGCAGTTCCCTTCGCGTCGTGGGCGTGAACGTTGATATTTACATTGCGGTCGCCGCTTCCACCGCGCTGCGCGCTCTTCGATGCCATCGCGGTGCGGTAGTTGTCCGCCACATCGTTCGAGTTCATCGCGCGCCGCCTGCTTCTCACCTTTTCGGATTCATCTGCAGGCGTGATGATCTCGCCCTTATGAACCAACGCCATTGCGGTCTCAGGCACGTAGTCGGTGCCCACGGCATATTGCGCGGCGCTCATAGATACAGCGCTACGGCCGGCCTTAGACTCCCGATTCAACTTTGCCTCAATGGTCGCAATCTCCGGCCGCACAGTGTCGCCCCAGTAGCTGATTGCGGCAGGCCCCATCTTCATCATGGCCGCGTGGCTTTCGTTCTGTGCGCTCTCCATATCGCTGTACGCGCTCAGATAATCCATGCCGCCCTGCTGAAAACTGTCCATATCGTTGTTGATGCGCGGCCGAATTTGCTTCAGATCGTAGACGCGGGCCTTCTCGCGGCCGCCAAATCCGATTGCACCTACCACGGCTCCAGCAGCAGCGCCGATTGCCGCGCCCAGTGGGCCGCCAAGGGCCGCGCCGAGCTGCATGCCGGCCATGCCGCCCTTCAGCGCGCCGCCGACGCCGCCATCGCCCTCGTACGCCGCATACATGCCCTCTGCACCGGAGACTGCGCCGCCCAGGTTGGACTTCACGCCCCCGCCGTCGAGCATCCCGTTATTGGTTCCCGAACCGCTACCGTCTGAAACAAAATTACCGCTGTCGTCAAAATGTCCGGAGATCGAAGGATGCTGCACTTCTGCCGTGTCGCCAGCGCCGCTGCCGGAACCGCCCGAGCCGCCGCCGAAAGTGCTCTTGCCCTGCTTGAATGCGCTGTAGCCCAGCGCCATATCATTCACCGCGGCCGTCATACCTCCACCGCGCGGAGGAGCAACTCCGCTGCCGGCGGTAAAGCCAGTTGCCAGCGGCGTTGAAGAATCGCCCGCACCGCCTACGATACCGCCGCCGATTCCCGCCGTCGCCGAGCTGCTCAACATCGGCGTCGAACCGGCCGCCTCACGCCCCGATCCGCTCGCGCCCGGCGCGGATGACGGTATTTGCCGCGTCGCGCCGTCCTCTACCTGCTTCCATAGCGGAGTACTCGCCGATCCGCTCCCGCTCCCCGATCCAGCGTGAGACCCAGATAAAACAGGCGAGCCCAGTAGCGTAGTGCCGCCGGCATAACCCGAACCTGAGCCCGATTGTGTTCCGCCGCCAAACGCGATGCTCGCCTGCCCAACGCGAATCATCGCCTGGCTAACAGTGAAGACGCTGCTGCCGGCGCGGTGCGCGCCATCGGGAGCGGCCGCGGCCGTTGCCGGTGTGTGCCCGTCCTTGTGCCCATGCCGGCCGCCGAAGCCGAAGCTGCCAAGGATGTTGCCAAGCATGCTATCGTCCTGCGCGGGCTGCGGAGCGCCTTTGCTGAAGTGCGCCTGCGCCTTCTGCACCATGGTGGCTGCTGCTTCGCCCGCAACTTTGTCGCCGATCTCCTGCAGCGCTTTCATCGGATGATCGAGACTGCTGAAGAAATGATCGAACTCGCCAGCCATCTTTTCGCGCGCGGCCTTGGCGGCCTCGGCTTCTTCGGCATCGCGCTCGCGCGCAGCGGCTAACACACGGCGGTTGAAGTCATCCTCTGAAATTTCGTCTTGCTTGAGTTGCTCCTGGTACTTGCGCACACGGTCGTTGTATTCAGCCTGGATCGCCGCCGTCTGCTGCTTCATAGCGCTCAATCCGCGCCGCTGCGCTTCGGCCTCGATCTCTTCAGTATCCTGGGCGTTTTTCTGCGCCAGCTCCGCCTGTTGCTGGCCGCTGCTCTTGTCGATCGCATCGAAGCCGTGCCCGAGCTGCACGGTATCGGCATCCAGCGTCTTTTGCCCGGCCGGCGTGTTCAGGTTCATCAAGTTATGAGAATCGTCAAACTGGCGCTGCAGGTCCGCGCGGGCCTTTTCCGCCTCCTTGCGTATCCGCGCAAATCCGCTAACCTGCTTTTCCTGCGATGCCTGGACGACTGCGTCGACGCGCTGCGACCACTCAATTTGTTTCTGGGCCACGTCGGCATCGGTCTGCTCCTGGATGGCGGCAATGCGCTTAGCCTTCTCCGCGGGGTCGAGAGTCGGATCCGCGCTTACTTCATTGATGCGGCTCTGGCCCTGAGCCTGAACATGCGCAATGCCAGTCAGGCTGGAGAGCTTTGCTTCATCCACTATTTTGGCGGTCTCGCGCTGCTGATCCTGAAGCTGCTTCATCTCCTCGTTATGAAACTTGGCATGAACATCAGCCACAGCCTGCGCAGATGCGATGCCCTTTTGCTTGAGATCGTCGATAGCCTTTGCTTCCTGCGCGTGATAGAGCGCCGACCCGCGCAGGCCGCTCTCGATGGCCTCTTCATGTACCCGCCGCAGCTCCTCCGCATTCTCTTTAGCCTTGGCATCGTTTTCCGCCTGCATCTCAGCCGCATTTTGCCGGCGCGCAATTTCGTTTGCATCGGCCTCTTTCTTGGCGCCCGCATCCGGTGCGGCAGTGTTGCCGCGTATCTTGTCCTGCTCTGTCTCGAACCGGCGAGTCTCGGCGTCGAGCTCTATCGTCTTGCGAAGCTCCGCATTATATTTCTGCTGGCCTTGCAGCCTGGCATCGCTGGCATGCTCAAGTTCTATCGAGCTAACGCGGCCTTCGTGATACTGAGTGCTGTCGGCATCCTGGCTGAGTTTGTCCACCTGGCGCTGAGAATCGTATGCCTGCCCCTGTAGATCGTGCGCGCGGCTGCGCTGCTGGTACATCGCAGCCAGGCCACCCGCTCCGGGAATGAGATTGAGCGGAGCGGCCCAGCCGTGTGCAAACATCTGGGGGCGCTTCGTTGCCTCATCAGACTCTTTTTTGAAGTTCTTGACTGCCTCGGTTGCCTCCTCGATCCGCATGCGCGTGGTTTCGATCGACCGGCTGTTCCCGAAGTCCTGATCCCGCGTCTTTTCAACTTCGGCCGCATAATCCTCGGCGGCTTTCGTCAGGGAAAGCTGCTCATTCCATAACTTCTTCGCGCCGGCGATCATCTGCTCAAAAACCATTACGCCAAGCTGGATTCCGCCGAATGCGACAACGGCGGTTCCAACGGCGGTGAGACCCGACTGTGCAATCTTGCTGGTCGCAATGAGCCGGAGCATGGCGCGCGGCACACGCACGCCCATAGATTCCTCCAGCAGCCGCATCCGCTCCGTTGCGCCCAGGGCGGCAATACCGGTCTTATCTAGACCGTCTTTGGCATCCTGGCCGGCCTTTTTCCCCTTCATCGCGAGCTGGTCAAGATGTCCATTCAAGCGTTGTAGCGTCGCATCGAGCTGATTGACGCTGCCCGCGGATCCCCTGACGGAGGTATCGAAGGCGCGCACACCGCTGACCGCGCCCTTCTCATCCACCATCAATTCGATCTGTACGGCAGTTGCCATTAGCAGCCCCAGGCCTTTCTATTTGCCCATCTCGCCGCCACACTCCCTACAACAGAGCGCATGCGGTTCGTTAGGCATTCCGCAGTGAGGGCATGGTGGGTGCGCGGACTGGAAGCGGCCGCGCTCCTGTTTGAGCATGCGCAATCCTTCAGCCTCGACGGCAAAAAGCGCGAATGTCGCAACCTCAAGCATCGCTTCAAGCCAGATGAGGTGCGCAACCCAAACGTAATAGCCCTCGGGAAGCGTACGCGGCTTGTACAGCTTCTGGCGCGCCGCGGCCTGGTGCTCCGGGGCGGTCTGTGCCAGAATGCGATTTGCCTCCGTGCTGTCATAGCCTTCCTCAAAGAATTCCCGCGCGGCCGTCCGCAGCCGTTTAAAGTCCCACGCCACCTCGCGCATTACTGCACGCGAATAGAGTCGCCCTGCGAGAACAGCGCCAGTGCGGCCTCCGCCTTGTGCGCACCGTCCATCTCGCGGCAGATGTTCTCGATACCCGTAAGAGCCGCGCCTGCGGCCGCATATCCGTCCACTTCTTCGATCAGCTCGTCGTAGATGCGCATGGCCACCAACTGGCGCGATGGGTATGAGGTGACACCGTTGCTAGAATCGCCCTCGGCCCGCACCCGAGCCGTTTCAAAGTTGAACTTCTTCAGTTGCTCGATCGACGGCTGGCGGAAGCGATGCACAAGTCCGGAATAGAGCGCCGTGCGGCCGTCCGCGCCGGCGGACCAATAGCCGTCGAGCCGGATCTCGACCAGGTCAGAGAGCGGCGCATCGGCATCTGCCGCGGCCTCGCCCACGCCGCGCAGCACTGAGCCAACGGCGAGGCGATGCTTCAGCGGCAGGGATTTCTTCCAATCCTTCAGTTTGCTCAAATCGCCGTAGCCTTCGACGGCCGTCAAAGTCTTCTCCACGAGCTGCAGTTGCGCGGTCTCGCTCTCATACACGGCCTCGCGCACGCCCTGGCGCTGCAGCGTCTGATTCACGACGGCGGCAAAGAACGCCTGCCAATCGGCAATGACGATTCTGCGGAAGGTGTAGGTCAACGGGCCGCGCGGGCTCTTGAGCACTATGACCCGCACCTGGTCGAGCGGCAACAGCGCCGGCGCTGCGGGAGCGGCCTCTTCAATTGGTTCGGCGGCCGGCTTCTCGCCGCGCACCATGGCTGTCTCAGTTGCTTTTTTCATGAGTCGTTTGCTCCTTGAGCGCCTGCGCAGCCATCTGGGCGCGCATCCGCTGGCTCAGTTCGACGTTCAGATTCATCTGCTGTTCGATCAGCTCAGCGTCGGCGCTCGATCGCATGATGTGAATCTGGGTCGGTGGATAGTCGGCGCCGAAGGTGAACAGCGTAAGGTAAATGTCCGCGCCTTCGGCAATCAGTTTGCGTTCTTCCGCGGTGGGCACCCAGCGGCTCATCACCGCATACTGCGGAGCCGGGCTGCGCAGCACGGGGAGAGGGAGATACTGGGGCTGGTCCGCGCCGAGAAGAATCTCGTACGGCTCCAGCCCCTCGACCACGGGAGATTGCGGCGTCATCGCTTTCCTCGTTGCTCGCGTTATACGCCGGTGAGGTATGCCACGTCGGTATTCAGCACGGTGGCCGTGACAGCATTGCCACCGCCCGCAGGCTGCTTGATCGTGGTCTGATCCAGCTCGATAGTGGAGGCGACGAGCTTATCCTGCTCGCCGATGTCGGCCTTGGGGATATTGACGTTGGGGTAGTCGATGGTCAGCGATGTCGCGCCCGAAGCGACCACGATTTTCACTTCCAACGGCGTCTGGTTGATCCTCCACGTTTCAACGTCGGAGGTCGTATCGTTCGCGATCACCAGCTTGAGCTTCTGGATCGGGTTGCCCTGGCGCACAAAGTAAGGCTTCGTGCCGCCGCCCGTGGCGCGGAACAACTCATTCTGATGGTCGAAGGTCGCCTCCCAGCTCAGCACGCGCGGCGACAACGAGACGGGCGCGCCCACCGGGCCGATCGACACGACGGAATCGGAGCCGTAAAGGTACTGTGCGGTTGGGAGAGCCGGCAGCGCGCCCATGGCAACCGCGGTGAAGGTGCCGAGGCCGATAAAACTGGCCTTCACCATCACCGACCCCTTGTCGGAGCCGGAGAGCACAAACTGTGAGAGCGACAGGTCGGCCCATTTGCGCTTGAGCGCCGAAGTGTCTTCGATATAGACATTGGTGAGTAACGCCGGATCGCCGGTGTCTTTCCATGTGAACAGATGGGTGTTCGGCGCGCCTTCCGCTCCAACCGTGTACGTCTCCTGGGCCATGCAGAATGCGAAGAGAAAGCCCACAAGGAAGTCATCCAGCCGCGTGGAAAGCGAGAGGGACGACTGCTGCGTGATGAGCCGGCTCTCGGTAGCCATTGAGTTGCCCTTGCCGGCGTACTCATAGTCGGACTCATAGCTGCCGTCCCACTGCGCAAACGCACTGGTTTCCGGCCGCCCGCGATAAGTAAGCGAGGCATCGGCAAAGGTCTCGCCGATGGTTTCCTGTGAAAGCGCGCTGAGCACCAAATTGCGTGCGATGCTGCGCTGAGTTTGAAATGACGTAGGCATAGAGACTCCTTCAGCTCAATTGAGCGGAAATTCTTGAACGGGGTGGATGATGCGCGCCGTGTGGCACAACGCGTTTCGGAACATAACAAGCTTGACGCCCTCAACCTGCGGGGGCCCCGACCAATCGAAGTCGCCGTTGAATCGGCGCTGGGCGAATGCGCCAAGCGCGAGAGCGATGGTTTCAACCTCGGCCTGCCAAACTGGCTCCGATGTCGGGTCTTTGAAGCCCATGAAACCGGTGGCAACGATAGTGTGGCTACGCTGATAAGCCTGCAGTACCTCGTCTTTTGAAGACGAGCTTTCGCGGCTCACCATCCAGACATGCACGAAAGTAGTATTCGGAACACTGATGCTATCCACAAAAAGCGAGTTGAATGTCGCATCGTCCATGGCGAAGCGGATCCGGTCGTAGACGTTCGGACCGAGGGAATCGATGCCCTTCAGCACTCCATACACGGCGGCCGTTGCCGATTGCGCGCTCAATGGACGCCTCCCGTGAAGCCATGCTCCGCGAAGGCTGCCGCGATGTAGTGCTCAAGAATCTCCGGAGCGAGCGGCTCAAGAGCGGTCAGGGTGCGAGAGAACATCTCATGCCCCTGTGTGCCTTTCTTCTTCATTGACGTGGCAATCGCGAACGCCAGGCTCAGGGCCTTCTTTTCATCGTCGATGCCGAACTTCTTTTGTACCCACGGAACCAGCGCGGATGCCGGCGGCATGTGCGGCCTGGCGCCGGTCTCGACTGGAGCTGCGTATACATCGGCGCCGACAGCAGGACTTACGCCGATGATTTCCCGGCACATGGTTGCCTCGCGAACGAACGACGAAACAATGGAAGCGGCCAGGTTGCCGAACGCCACGGCCGGAGGCAGCGCGCCGTATGGAGTGGCGATGAATTCCTGCACCATCTCTGCGCCCTTAATGCCGATGGCTTCGAGCCCGGCGCGCACGCCCAGCTCGTAAGCGGCCGTCATCTCCGGCGCAAGATTCTCGACTCCCGTGATTTTTGCTCCCCAAGCCATGGCTTCCTTACCGCGTGTACTTGCCGTGCACCAGGCGATCGACGCCCGAGTTTTGTTCAAGGTATTGATTGCCGAGTGCCAGCGACGGCCCCTGCTCGGCTTCGTTCGCGCCCTCTTCAATGCCCATGTGGTTGTAGTAGCGTTTGCGCAGCGCTTTGGCCACGGAAAGCATCTCGGCCGACTTAGAGCGGTACTGCACCACGTCGGCGCTGATCGAGCTATCGCCGGTGCCCACGTAGAAGCTGGCCAACCGCTCGGCGCCAAGCGACGCCGCAAAATCGGTGATAGCGTAGAAGTCCTTGTCCGGCACCGTGGATCCGTCGCGCAGATGACGCGCCGACCAGCTCACCCGCATCGTCTGTTGCGCTGTGGGATTGTCGAAGTTGCAAAGGATGCGATCCGGCTCACCGGGCGTGTGGTAAATGCGGAAGTCCGAATCCAGAATCAATTGCGGCGGCTGCTGACCGACGGGATATTCGATCTGCGAAATGACGCTGAAGTTCGACTCCCACACGGGCAAGTCGTCGCCTTCGCCCGGCGCAATCGGCAGCGGGAGATAATTGGTGCCGTTGCCCACGACGTCGCTCACGATCTGCAGCGGCGCGTCCTGCGAATAGCGTTCAAGAATCGCGCGCATCACCAGCGCAGACAGCGATTGCGTGATCTTGCCGGAGTCGTCACTAAGGACGTTCGGGATCTCCGCGACAAAGTCCGCGATGGCGTAGGGAAAGGGCACGTTTTACCTCTGAAGGTTCGGGGCCCCACGCGAGGCCCCTGGGTTGACTCGGCTCAGCTACGCGCCGGCATGGGCAATCTGAGCGCTGCCAGTAGCTTGTTAAATGTCGACCTCGACGATGTCGAGAACGACGAAGGCCGCCTTCGGCGAAGTCGTAGCCGGCAGGCTCGTCAGATCCACCGTGACGATATCGCCCTTGTTGAGGCGCGCGCCGCCGGGGTAGTTATTCGATCCGCCGGTAATTCCTACGCCGACCGACTTGCCGGCCGCCGCGCCGGCGATCGACAAGCTGTTGGCCGCGTTGACGGCCGTCGCGTTGACATTGACGTTGACGTTTGTTGCGCCAGCACCGGTGCCGGTATCGCCGAGGCAGAGCTGCGCGCCGGCGATGCGCATGGGCCGCGGCGCGATGTACGTTGCCTGGCCGTTGGAGACGGCCAGCGCCGCCGGCAACGGGAGAGTGAGTGTGCTTCTGCGAAAACTGTCCTGCATTTTGAAAACTCCCTTCGGTTACCTGTCAGCGGCCCCGGCTTCGCCGAGGCCGCCAACGTATCGCTGTTCACTGAGACCGGGCGCCGCTAACCCGCTACGACGTGCTTGCCGACGCCGCGGAAGTCGATGATCGCGCCCGCGAACGGGAACTTCACCTTGTACTGCAGCTCATCGGCGGTGAACTGGGTGCCGATGGTGGGCTGGTTGGCGAGGAAGATTTGCGGGTTCTCGATGCCGTCGAGGAAGCCCATCTCCAGGAAGGGTGCGTTGTTCTGATCGGTGCCGTAGTAGTAGTCGGTCACGTCGGTCAGCTTTTCGTTGACGAATATCCGCTCGTTGTTTACCCCAAAGCGCTGGAAGAAAGCGTTCGAGCCGGCGGTGTTGGTCTGGTTGATCTGGCGAGCAGTTGCGGCCAGGGCCGGGGGCACCATGAGCCAGGTGAGAGGCAGACCCAGCGGTTCGCCGGAGTCCTTCTCCGTCTGGGTCAGCAGCGCCACCTCATCGGCGATCAGCGAGTCCTGGCTCAGCGCCACAGTGCTCAGGTTGCCATGCGCGCTGTTGAACCACGCCACCGAGTCGCCGGTGTAGTTGGGGTTGCCGGTGAAGAACGTCGTGATGTAATTCTTCAGCGTCCAGCGGGCGGCGCGGGCCAGGCGTCCGGGGAAACGGGCGATGGCGCCGAGATCGTCATTGCGGATGGTCTCTTCCGAGATGGTCAACAGGTTGCCCCGCTTGGCCATCGTATAAGTGATGTGTTCATCCGTGGGGTAGGCGATCTCCTGGTAAGTGCCGGCTTCCGCCACAGACGAGATTTCAGGAAAGAAACCCTCGCGCACCCGATCTTGCTGCTTGTAATCGCTGATGGGCACCGAAGTGTACAGGTTCGCGAGACCATCGAGCGCCAGCTCCGCCCAGTCCTGCAGCAGCCGCTTGGTCATCGAGTTCAGCAGGATGTTGGGGAAGTCTCCTGTTACGACGGCTTCCGAGGTGAGCGCATGGCCGGTGAAGCAGCCGCCGCCGCGCAGCCTATCCAAATTCCAGTCGCCCGTGATGGTGGTGTAGGCCTCGCGAAGCGAGCGGAAGGCCGGAACCCCCTTGCCTGCCGCAGCCTTGACGCCGATTGCTGCTTCCATCGCCAGGGACATCTTGTCAGCGGAGTCCAGCGAAACACCGGTTGCGCCGGCGATGCGCCCCGTGTTGTTGAATGCCGCAAAGGCTTCGCGCACAGAGACGATCTCCGCATCGATCGCGGCATCGGACAGGTTAGCCTCGGAGGTGAGCGCGCTCTCCAGGTGTGTGTTGACAAGCTTCTTCGCAGGCTCGGGCAGCCTGGAGTCCACCAGCTTGACAGCTATGCGGTTGCGCGACTGCAGGCGCTGTGTTTCGGCAAGCAACGCTTGCGCGGCCTCGGCGGTGACAACGGGCGGAATAACCGCGGCAGGAACCTCGGTGAGCGCCGTGGTCACGGTTTCCAAAAAGGTCGGATAATCCGCCTCGGCGACATTGGCGAACTTCAAACTCAGCTCGGCACAGCGTCCGGCATTCCTCAACCGAAGCGCTTCGAGCATTTGAAGGATGGACTTCTTCATTGTGGCTCCTTCAGCAGCAATTGCCATGCCGCCGTTGTTGTCCTTCTTGCTTGGCGCAATCGGGGTGGTTTCGGGTTTGACCGCCTTGAGCTGCGCGGCAGATATGCTGTTGGCTGCAAAACTCGCCGCGGTCAGGAATTCGCCGCCGGCGCCGGCGCGTGCGCAGAGATCCACGGAATAAAACTCGCCCAAGCTTTCCGCGACCAGGCATTGCTTCCCCTCGACGACGCCCGGCTTATAGCCGACAAGGGCGAGCATCGACACGCCAAACAAGCTGAGCCGCTTGGAGTCGCGCGCCTGGTCGAGCTTCGAGCGCAGATCGCTCTCCGCGGAAAAGAGATTCACATAGCCGTTAGCCTTGCCCTCGGCGACGCTGGTGCCGTCGAGCCAGCCGGCAATGCGCTCGGGCTGCGTTGCGCCGGTTGGGTCAGGCCCCTTTTGATCGGGATGCTTGCGCCCGAAGGGCCTGCCGTTGGCGGCCTCCGCCACCAACGACACAAATTCCGGCGTGTAGTAGTGCGGGACAGATTTTCCCGAGACAGATCCCGTGCCCCATCCGGCCCTGATGATGGTGATGGGATAGCGCCCGGACTGCGAAGCCACCGCGTCGGCCTCGGCCGCCGCTTCAAATTCGCACGCCTCCGCTACCGGCACATAGGCCGTGGTCACTTCCTGCGCTGAACCGAAAGCAACGTTCTCGCCATCCATCGTGTAAGGGATGCGAAAGAGTCCGTTGTCCGGACCGCGCGCGATCACGTAGTCATCGAAGGTTTCGTAAAGATAAAAGTTGGGGTAGTCGTTGCTATCCACGCCGAACTGCAGGCGTAGCGCGCCGCTCAACAGCGACTGCCGCTGATCGAGCGAGATATCCGCTTCTGCCGTGAGCAGAAACCGAGGCTTCCGCATAGCTATCTGAGCTACGCGGAAGCGCCGTGCGAATTGAAGTGGTTGCTTCATCCGGACCTCGGAGTTACTTGCCGCCCGCAGCGTTATCTGCCTTCGACGGGTTGATGGGGTGGCGATACTTGCGTCCATCCGAAGTGACGCAGATCCTGTGGGGCTTGTCGTTTACGAGACGATCCTCACGGAGCAGAACCTGCCAAGGCTCAAGTTTCGCGATATCTTCCGCCGAAGTAGGCGCGGGTACGGCGAGGAGGGCATTCGCTGCTTTGAGTGCCGCGCCGCGCTGCGCGCGCTCGTTGTCGGGGTTGTTGATCTTTGCCTGGGTGAGGGCCGCGGCGTAGGTGGCCTGCCAGTTCTTCCCTGCCTTATCGCTCATGAACGACGGCGGGGCGGGAATGGCGGGGGTTGAAGCAATCGAAGTGGGCATGGGCTGCTTTTCCTTTCAGACCGCTATGCGGCCTGGGCTGTGACCTGGATACCGTAGCTCTCGAGCAACTGGCGCTCCTGGTCAGTGGGTTTGAGTTGCGCCTCTCCCAGGTGTGGTAGCACCAGGCAGTGGCAGTTGATCGTGTTCTCCGCGGATCCGGACGGATCGCGCGGGTACATCAGCTCTTCGCCCTCGACGACGAAGGGCTCGTCCGGCTTGACGATCTGACCGTCGGCGAGCAGATGGCCGATGCGCGGCACGCGCGCGACGGGGATATGCTTCCAGAGCTTTCCCAGCCCCGAATGCCGTGTGGCGAGGTCGTTGATGCGCGCAACAGATGCCAGCGAATGCACGCGCATGATTTCATTGGTGGCGATCGACATGGCGCGCTCGCCCGCCTGGCTGAAGAGGCCGGAGAACTTGCCGCCCTCCAGCGTGCCGCCGATCTGCGCCACGAGCTGCTGCAGATTCATGCCGCCCAGATACGCGCGTTGAATTGCCGCGTTGATCTTGGAACTCATGTCGCGCGTGAGACCGCCGATAAGGTCCGCCGTGTATCCCTGCACTACCTGCAGCGCGGCGCGGTCGATGACCGGCTGAACCAATACGCCGCCCGTGCCGGCGGCGACCGCTGTATCCACCTGCGCGGCCGTCTGCGTATACGCCTTCTGTTCCATGGCGCTGATTTGGCTGCTGGCCTGGCGCGCGAACTCCTCCATAACGCGGTCAACCTGAGCCTTGAGCATCTGCAAACGCGCGGCGTTATAGCTTCCCGGCTGGCTGCGCGCCAGGTCTGCCATGATTTCGCGGTTGGCATCGCTCAGCAGCTTGAGAATGCGCAGCCGTGCTTCAGGGGCTAAAGCCTCTGCGGCGCGGGTCAGCGCATCGAGCTGCTGGGCGTATGCCTGTGCTCGGGAGTCTGCCATCAGTTCACCAGGCTCCTTTGCTCGTCTTCGTCGAGCAGATCGTTATCCGCGCCCTGGCCGGCTTCGTCCGCGGCATTCGGCCCCGACGTCTTCAGCGCTTTCAACACGCCGGCCAACGCGCTCTGCGGGAAGAATTGATCCTGCTGCTTTGCCGCGCGGTCTGCCTTTTCCTGCTGCGCGGCCTGGTACTCCTCCTGGCTGTCGTCGATCTCGATGCCGATCTCGCCCAGGATGGTGTGAAAGGCGCGCGCGGCCGTCTGGGTTGTGACCCAGCCTTCCTGCGTTCCCACCTGCATCGCCGTGGCTACGCCGGTCAACGTCTGCGCGCCCTTGTCCAGATCCTTCACCGCGACTTCGGGGAACTCGATCGAGTAGCTCAGGTCGATTCCTTCAGGAAGTACTCCGGCCCGCTGTGCGCAATCGAGCACGAAGTTCAGCACCGACTTGATGCAGCGCGACATCAGGTTCTGCCGCTTCTGAATTTTCTTAGTGAACGGCGCATTCATCTCCAGCGCCGAGGCACGGTTGGCGTCATCGCCGTCGCCCATCAACGTCGGAGGAATGCCGGCGCCGCCCAGGCCGTATTTCTTTACCATGCCGGCGCCCGCGGCCTGGTCAGCGCCTTTGAAGTCCGGCGTTTGCGCCTTGATCTCAACCTGCTTGTTGGTTACCACGACGCCGCCCTGGCGCGGAGGATCCTTGGTGAGTTTGTCTTTGAACGCAGCGACCTTCTTATCGTCGGCACCGTCCAGAACGTAATGCCACACAAACGAGTTCAGGAAGCGGGCCTTGTCGCCGAAGTCGAAAATCATCTGGTCGAACAGATCGATCCAGTCGGCCAGGCTGAACAGCTCACTAAAGCCACGGCTGGCGGACTTAGCTTTGTTCAGCGCAAAGTAGAAGCACTCGCCATTCAGCCGCCCGTAGTTTTCATCGTTGGGATCTTCGACGCGGCGCACAATCAGCATCGGCTTTTGCAGAAGCTCGCCCACCTCGCGCCGCAGCCGCACTGCGAACGGCACATTGATGCTGGCGGTGCCGTCGGCGGTAGCCATCTCGGCGAACTGGATGGTGTCAATGTTCATGGGGTCGATATACCCCGTGCGCACCCTGCCGCTTACCGGGTTCACTGCAAGCGGAATACACAGCTCGCCGAAGATGGTTTGCTCGTCGCACCAGCTCTCGATGTTGGCGTCCATGTCATTGACTTCGTCGTTCCAGAACCGGTCGATCACATCCTGAACGCGCGGATCCTTCGCCGTGACTCGCACACCTTTGCCCAGGGTGTAATCGGTGAGTATCTCCACGATGCGCTTGCCGAACGGCGTAGTGACGGCCAGGAAGTAGCACACCTGCAGCATCCGGTCATGCATCAGCGGATTCAGATCGCGGAGCGTAGCCAGGCTGGTGATGCGGCGAAAGCCGGGATCCTCACCGTCGCCGGTGGTCAACGTGAAGAGCTGGGGAGCAACGGCCTCGGCCGCCAGCTTCGCGGCCGGCGACACTTCACCCACCGTTAACATCTGCGCGGCGGCGGCCAGCATCGCGTTGTCGGATGTGCTGGTGCTATAGCCGGCCTTTTTCATGACCGCCGCCATGTCGGCCGCCAACGCTTCGGCACTCGCCGCATCCCAGCGTTTCTTGTCGCTGAGATTGAGCATCGTCATACCGTTGCGCTCTTGTACGCCGCGGCGCGAAAACAGATTTTTCACCGCCCTTGGAATCAAGCCCATCTGGATCTCCGTTCTCTTTGCACTAAATCGCGCTGCCCACGATTTCCTCCGCTCAGAACGTCGCCACGTCCGCTCTCCGGATCGCGGCCACCCACCTGGGCGTTGCTGATTTCAATTGCGCCCTGGAAGCTGTACTGCCGGGCGAGCTGCACCGCGCCCTGCAGAGCATCGGCTAAATCGTCTTTGATTTTTCCCAAAAAGAGGAGCTGCGACTTCAGGACATTCTGTGTGCCGTCGAGACACATGCGAATGGTTCCGTTCTCCATCAGGCTTGAAATAGAGCTGATGCGCAGAAACTTATCGATCAGGTTAGGCACGCCGACGATATTGATGTAGCGGCCAGTGACCCGGCTCTGCTCTTCCATCTCTTGTTTGAGCGCGTCCTGATATGCCTGGTTTTCAATGCCCACCACGGCGGGCAGCTCTTCGTCGTATCGATCGAGGATGAATTTCTTCTGCTGGATGTAAGGCACCTTGATCTGTTCGGCGCGGGTCACCAGCAGGAAGCCCTTGCTGTCGATTGCTAGCGTCACTCCGGCAAAGAAGTCCGCGCGCTTCTTTTGACTGATGGCGGGATCGTAATAAGTGACCTTAGTGAAAACCTCTCCCGCCAGCTCGCGCATCCGCAGCTCCTCGCGCGTGTAAGCGTGGCGAATCATCCACTCTTCCTGAAACACTTGCGTGTCGGCACTGATGGGCAGATTGCGGAACTCCTGGTTAAACATCACCGAGCCGATGTCCGCTTCCTTTTCGTGCAGCGAATCGATATCCCACTTCGCCGGCCACAGCACAGACTCCGGATGCCACTCCTGATCGACGGCCTCATAGCGCCGCTTCACAAACCGCTTGAACTTGTCTTCGTCCAGCAGCTTGGCTAACAGGCCGTCGTAGTGAAGTATGGTGCCGATCACAAACACCTGGCAGCGCTTGCCCAGATTGAGAACTGTGCCGACAAACCAGCGCTCCAGCTTTTCGCGGGTCTCCGGATTATCCACGGCCTCTTCGTTCTCCATGTCGTCGCAGATGACCAGGTCAGGGCGATAGAGACGGAAGCGCAATCCGCGGAGGCTTTGCCCGGCGCCGCGCGCGGCAAGAGTGATCCCAGTCGTTGTGCGACAGTCGTTGATGTCCCACTTCTTATCGCCGACCAGGTTGCCGAAGTCGGCTGCGAGCGCGGCGTTGCCCTCCAGCTCCTCCTTCACGGCCGCGAGCTGCAACGCCGCCTGCGGCTGCGTATCGCTGATGAGCACGATGAACCTGCGCAGCTTATAGCAGACGCAATAGAGAACGAAGATTACAGAAACACATGTCGACTTGGCGTGCTCACGAGGCGCGGCGATTGCGGCGCGCTGTTCTGTCAGCAGGATTGTGTAAAGCTCTTCGTGGAACTTGGCCGGAGTGATGACTGCGCCAGTTTGCTGGTCGACCATGAAATGCGAGAGGTACTTGACGGCGAATGCGGTGATCTCCGTAGCAAGCTCAAAAGCCTGTTCGAGTATCTCGCCGGCGTCAGGCTTGGCGGCGGTATTCTCCCGAGGCGCCGCGCCGAACGCGGCGCGGATCCGGGCCGCGGCCTCGTCACGCTGCTGTCGCTTCGATTTGTTTGCTGAAGGCCTCAGCGCCATGCGTGAACTCCTGAATCAGTTCTTCCTTGATGGGGTCAATGACGGCACGGACGGCCTCCCGCGATCGCAACGCCTTGAGCAGATGCTGCGAGGCCAGCAGGTAAATCTCACGCGGATCGCCGGCCTCGGCGGCAAGCTTGGCGCGCTCGGCCTCAATCTTCAGCAGCTCGGCATCCACGCGCTTAGCCTGCAGCTCCACGCGCTGCAGCCGGCTCATTGTCAATGCAAGCAGGTTCAGCCCGGTCAGGAACTTTGCGGTATCGCCCTTTCCCACCTGCTGCATCAGGCCGAAGACCTGGTCGCGCATGGCATTGATCACGGCCGCATTGCCCTGCGGCATTGTCTGGCTGGCGATCGCTGTAGCCCACTCCCTGGCCCGCGCGGATTCCAGCATCACCTGGTCGTGCACCTGGCGGATGCGGAGATCGAACCAGCGGTGCACGCTGGACTTCGGCAACCGCATCTCGGGGAAATGCTCAAGCACCTTCAGCTCAATCGATTCCCAATCGATAAAGCCGCCACCGTCCTTTTCCCAGTCTTTGCTGTACGGCTGCGCGGACCGGTCCTCGATCTCTTTCCACGTCGTACCGTAGTCATAGAGCTTCTTAATGGCGTCGCGCACAACTTGCGGCAGCAAGTCGATCTTGAGCGGCTGATTTGCCTTCCGCGGCTCCCCCGTCTTTGGCTTCGGCTTAGTCAAACACCACCTCGTCGGTGTCTTTGCGGCGCGTGACAAGCGCCAGGCCTGGGGCGGTGAGCATGATCTGCTCGGCAACAAACCGTTCGCGCGCCTCGCAGAACCGCTGCGTAAACGTGACGTAGCCGAGCACCTGCAGATCCTGCAGCATGGTCATGACTTGCTTTTGGCTCATGTTTGAGCCAATGTCCTGCATCATGGCCTGCATCTCCAGGTCGTTCATTCGGTCGAGCTGTGCCTCATGGCCCTGCCGAATAAACTTCAGTACGTTGCCGCGGCGTCGATGCATCTGCCGGATTGCCTGTTCAGTCGCCATTTTTTCCTCGTCCGTTGAGCGCTCGCACTTCCTGTGTCAATGCGGCCAACACCGCGTCCTGCTTGTCGAACCGGTCATAGACTCCAGGGAATTCCTGGGCCGCATAAATCGCGAGGCGCCGGACCTCCTCGGCCTGCTTATTGCCCTGGTCCGCCAGCCGCCCCAGGGCATCGGCCTGGCGGTTCGCTGCCTGGGCGCTCGATTGAACGCCGCTCGCCATCACGCTGAAACTCTCACGAACGGTCTGGTTCAGGCCGTCAAGGAATTTGCCGACAATCAACAGCGCAACCAACACGAGGAGAAACGTCGGACCCCAACCCTGCAGCAGCGCAAAGGCCCTGGCGGGCTGACTGCGAAGAACCTCGTAGCCGCCCAACGCAACCGCGGCTCCGCTGGCGCCGCCGATCGCCATGCTGATATGGCGAAACCAGCCGCCGCGAAATCCTACGGCAACTTCCGCCGCTCGCGACTCATCCGACCTCGATCCCAGGCCCATCACTTTGCGGCAGCCTCCGGCGCAGGCTTAACTTGTGCCCTGACTCCCAACACGACGCTCTGGGCAATCGCTGTCACATCGGCGGCCGTCGCGCCCGAGATATGAAGGCTCGCCCCGGCCGTCGCGGCAATCCCCGGCAGAAGCGGAGCGGCACTCGACAGCAGCTCGCCCGCGATCGCCTTCAATGGCTCCCCGGCCCGTTGCTCATATCCAGCCTTTGCCACGTCCTGCAGCGCGGTCAAAAGCTCCGCCTGATGACGGTTTGCCTTGTCGCCATAGCCGGCAACCGAAAGCCCGAACCCGAAGAGTCCGACGCCGGTTACCGCGTCCAGCTTTCCCGTCCAAACGCCGGCTACCGCCGCCGCCATTACCACCAGTCCGCCGAGGATCGTCTTCTTCCCGGCGAACCATGCCGCCACCGCCGCCCGAACCTTACCCATTGCCCTACCCCCTCAAAAAATCCCCTCTTCGGTCTAACCGGCCCCAAATTTCGCCGATTCCCGGCCCACGGAGGCCGCGTCGACCCCGTTCATGTGAATTTTTAGGCCCACCCTACGTGAAAATCGTCCCGGCCCGACAGCGCGCCCGTGGCGCGTTTTCGGGTTTTCGACGAACTCAGGGGTAAATCACCTGGTTTCCCGGCCGCGCCCAGATGGCTTCAAAGTTCGTTTCAAACCTGGCCACGGCCGCCGGATCGCGGACCACCAGGAGCGAGTTGTCCTGCACCTTCTCGCCCTGGACGCTCCAGTTCGCCGACCCCTCCCGCAGAAGCTTCCCATCCACCACGAAAGCCTTCAGGTGCGCGAGGGCCACCGAGCCCTTCACTCGAAGATGGATATTCGGCTGGCCGGCGAAAAGCTGGCTCAGATCCACGCCGCCCTTTTTGCCCCTGGCCACCTCGCCGGAGTATTGCGTCCGATCGCGGTATATCCGGACAGACACGCCGCGGCCGGCCAGCTTCACCAGCTCCTCCGCAATGGGCTTGTCGTCCATGGCGAAGGTGGAGATATCGAGCGTAGTCTTCGCCTGGTCGAGCAGCTCTACGTCGATAGGTTCCAGGTTCTCCGCCGGCGAGTAGTGAACGACGACGGCCTGAACCGGGGCCGGGGCCTGAGTCGGGATCGGCTTTGTGGATTCGGCATGCACCGCCCGCATCGAGCCGCCGCCGGTGCAACTGCGCTGAAGAACCCCGCACGCGAGGATCAGTCCGCAATACATCAAGACCGCGCCGGCACGCCGCATAACCCTCGAAGTTTTCGTGATGACATTCATCGCGCCACCTGTTTCATAAACGCCTCGCATAACATGCGGTTAACCCAACAGCGAGGGCAAAAAAAGAAGAGAACCTTCCGCAGCACACGCGATGCGCCCGCGCCGCGGAAGACCTTGGCACACATGTTGCAGGTAATCGGCCGCGACATCAGAAGCCTGCACGCGCTTCGTATGCGTAAAACTGGCCGACCGTCGGCGCCTGCCGTAATTCCAGGTCGCGGCCCACGCGTTCGGCCGCAGCTTGCATTCGGGCATCGTCCAGATAAGGCCGCACCTGCGCCAGCGTCACGGTCACATGCGCCGCCATAGCCTTGGCCTGCGCCGGCGTGCTGATGCTTTGCACCAGCGCCAGCAGCGCCTGCGCGGCGGAAGCCAGCAGGTTGATGTTCTTGATTGCGGCAGCCTGACTCGCCGGGTCTTTGATCCCGGCGGCAGCGAGCAGCGCGGCATTCGTATTCTGCTGTATCTGCGTGGTTAGCGCCTGCAACTCCTGCAGCGTCGTCTGCATGGGGTTCGCCAGGTAGTTCTTCGCGGCCGTCATCACCTGCGGCGCAAGCGTATTGATGCCCAGCGTGATCGGGCCGAGGATCGCCACCGTCGCCGGGTCGGCGGCCTGCACCAGTCCATTGACAGTGTCGGCAGCGGATACCAGCGTCGGAACCCAGTTCACAATCTCCTGGGCGACATTCGTCTTCTGCGCCTGCGTGCAGCCGGTCATGGGCACGCCGGCGAACATCGCCAGCGCACACAGAGCCAGTCCGCCGAGCAGCCGCGTAGCTGCGTTCTTACGGTTTTTCATTGGTGCTTCCTTCTGCCGGTAGCGCCGGCGCGGTTGATGTTGGCGTGGATCCAGCAGCCGCCGGAGCGGGCGGAAGATCGTACTGCGTAAGGTCGTAGTCCTGAATGCAGCGCCAGAGGTCCACCGCGTAATTCGGGTTGGTCGAGTAGCCGCATTTCTGGAGTTGAATGCAGAAGCTTTCAGGGTCGCTGCGCGCGGCCATCGCCGGCTTATAGCGAAGCGCGGTGGCCAGCAACTGCGCATGCGCATCGAAGCTCGCGCCGACAGACGGATACCGCTCAAAGTCGGCATCCACTTCCTGCAGCTTTCCGGCAATGTACTCGTGAGTCGGTTCCTTGATGTAGGTGTCGGGTTCGAGAAGGTGCGTGCCCTTGATGCCGAAGTAGTTGTTCGCCAGCAGCGCCAGGCTGCTCTGGCCCCAGCCCTTTTGGTCGCTCGACTCTTCAATCGCCTGGGCAATGGTTACGGAAGCGGGAACACCCCAATGGTTCTGCGAGTTCTGCGCGTCAGGCACAATCTTGACCAGAAACGCATTTTGCTGGTTGTTCACGCGCGCCCCTCCGTTCGCATATTGCGCGTCGCCGTCATGCGGAGGACACTTCGGCGACGCGCAAACGCGACTCTGGCACCCGCAGGCTCCTTTTGATCGAGGCCGGCAGAGTCCGTAGTCGGATGATGCTGGGAAGCGGGCAGCCGCGCGGGTTGCGCGCGGCGCTGAGCGCGGGCGCGGCGATGCGCGCGGTTACGGCGTCATGATTGACAGCGGCTGACTATCGGAGTAGTTTGGCTAACAAGCTTTCCCCTGGTCTGCTGTTGTTGTCGCAAACGCCTCTCCGAGTGAGAGGCGTTTGCTTTTGCAGGCGACGCCGCAAGATCATAGTTGGCAATAAGGAGTTCCGAGGATGTCCGGCGCTCGGCAGCTCCGCAAAGCGTGTACACGACGCCAACGGACTTCACCTTGAAATGTCGCGCTCGTGCCAGAGTTCGGATCTCTTCACAATCGTCGAAGCTCATCAAGAACCGGCCCTTCAGCTTTGCCAGCCTTTTGAACATCTCTTCGCGGCGCGCGGCGGTCAGCGGTTCATACCGGCCGTTGTCGCCGTACTCCACGTATGGCGGGTCGAGGTAAAAGAATGTGCTGGCGCTGTCGTAGCGATCGAGGATGTGCATAAAATCCCGCTGCTCGATCAGCACGCCAGAAAGGCGCTCCGCGGTCGCGGTGAGCACACAGCGAACGGTATCGAGGGCGCGCTTTACCTTCGGACTTTTTACTGACGGCCGCGCGAAGTGTTCACCCTTGCCACCGAAGCTATACCAGACTAGGTAAGCGAAGCGCAGGGCGCGCTCCAGCTCCGAAGCGTCCCGCCGATCCGCACGTAGCTCGCGGAAGCGGCCGGCATGAATGCACTCCGCCTCCAGCTCCTCCGCCAGCTCGCTGGGCCGATGCTTCGCCACGCGGAAGAAATTGATCAGATCGCCATTCACATCATTGACGATTTCCAGGCGTGACGGCTCCTTCGCGAAGAGCAGCTTTGCAGATCCTGCGAACACCTCGGCATAGATTTCATGCGACGGCATCAACGACAAAAGGGTGTTCTTCAGCGCGCGCTTTCCGCCAGGCCAAGAGAAGGGGGAATTCATGCTGGCGAGCATAGCTCGAAACTTATGGCGAACACAAGGCGAAAGTTGGGCAAAGCGGCAGCCCCAGGCCAAGCGGTATCTATCCCATCCAACAACTCACTGCCGTGAGCGTCTTTGCATCGATGCGCGGTAGTCCCGCCTTCAATGCTTCGGCTTCAGAAAAAGGATATGGGGAAATGGCTATCTGAATCATGCATGCACACTCCCAATCGAAAGGCGGCTTGAGTACTTTCCACACATCATCGCTCCAAACGGCCGCAAAATTATTGAGGTGCGCGTGACGTGACTGTTTGCATTGATCCGTAACTGTCCAAATATTTAAGTAGGGCATGTCTCTGGCGTGGCGAGGGTAGAGCGCAGATGTTCGTTCGGCTCGTGAGGCCGCTATTTGAATGCACCGGGCCGTCGCCGCGACCTTGATGCGCCAAACAAAGCTCATCGCTCCGACCTGAGCAACCGCCGAATTCTTCCAGCATGCCTGGAGTTTGTAAGCTGGTAGGCCGAGACAATAGGTACGCTCAAGCTCATCTATTGCAGTGTCTGCAGGTTCGATTCCCTGCAATACTAACGCGGACCTGAACATCGCGAGGCGACGCACCTTAGACCACAGCGGGAGATCGAACTCCTCTGGCGGGATGATGGGGATTTCTGTCAAGGCCGCGTGAGTTCATTGAAGAGATTGAAGACGCCGACGACTACGACCGCGCTCGCCGTAAACGCCCAAAGCGCCCAAAAGACAGCCCAGAACACGCGCATCGGTGTGAGAGGACCAGGTTCTCTAAGCACCTTGCCGTCGGTGATCCTACTAATTTCTTCGGGGGCCTTCCCCTGGGCTGCGAGCGCGGCGCAATCTATATGTTCATCGCTGGCA